GTCGGCGGCGACATCGGCAGCCACCGCCGCAAGCGCCCCGGCATCTGTACGGTCCTGCTGCTCCTGCACCACGTACAGGTTTTGCAGGTCGGCGGTGTCGAGATCGTCGGCGATCAGGTTGCTGCCGTCCTGCCAATCGACCAGGCGCGTGGTGTTCGGCGTCTGGCGAATCACGGTCAGCGTTTGACCGCTGGCGGGGGCTGTTGTGGTTTGAATCTGGGTGCCGCTGGTCCAGCTGAAGCCGACGCCATCCGCCAGTTCGCTGCTGAAAGTGCCGTCAAGGATGTTGAAGCCTATGTAGACCTTGACGTGAGCCTTCAGCAGATACGGGAACGGGACAGAAAAGGTCGTTGTCGACCCGTTGCCCGCGTACTGGCGGTACGAGAATGGCGTCGCGGACACGGCATAACTACGGGGCTGTAGTCATTGTGGCGCCGTTCAAGGCCTCAGCAAAGCCACGCAGCCCTCCATCCGTGTTGCGCTCTAGGTTGTCAGTGCGCATGATGTCGCGCCGTTCACGCCATTCCTGCGCCGCTGAAGTGCTGCTGGTGTTGATCTGATCCCTTGTAATCAGGTGGTAATACTCCTTGGTTGCATTGATGAGCACCTGAGCGGCCTTGCGGCGGCGCTCTGCGGCCGGCATGTCCCGCGCCTTGAGGTCTGCCGTTGTGCGTGGATCGTCCTGCATCGCCTGGTAGACGGGCGAGTTGATCAGCGAACGCAGCGCCTCCTGAACAGTGCGGCCTTTGACGTGTGGTTCCACGAACTGCACGACAGGGAAGCTGACCGTCTTGCTGTTTGGGATGGTGATGCCGGTCGGGGTGTCGACGGGGAAGGCCAGCTGGAAGCTGACGGAGGGCGCCTTGCCGGCGATGGCCAGCCGGGCCGTCGGCGACATTTCACCTTTGATCGTGGCGTAGGTGTCGTTGTACTCCTTCTTCAGGTCGTCGCTCATTGCCACGCCCTCGAGCACGCCTGACATCAGGGCGCTGGGAGGGTTGAGCTGGTTCTGGGCGTCGAGCTCGGCATAGAGCTTCTCGTCGGCCTCGGGCCATACCTGAGGGAAGAAGCGGTCCTTCAGCGCGTCGGCCAGCTGCTGCCCCCAGGCGAGCTTGATCTTGCTGCCAAGCCAGTCGCGCTCCTTGTAGGCGCCGCCGATTAGGCCAGTCAGGCCCAGGGTGCCGTAGGCGAGCTCACGCAGTTGGCGCTCGATCTTCTCGAGCGGGCTGTCGTCAGCGCCCTGGAAGTTTTGGGATGCGCTCGGCGCGGTGCTGGCAAAGACGTTGCGGCCCTGCATCCCGGTGAAGCGCTCAGCGTCGCGGATCAGGCCGATGTTCGGGATCTGGCCACTGCCCAGGTAGCCAAGGAGTCGGGCTGGTGAGCGGTTGGGCTCGAGAAACAGCTCCATCAGCTGATTCACCTGGCCCAGGGCGGTCTGGCGCATGAGGTGGCCGGTGAGCACCTGCATCACGCCGCCCAGGGCGTTGTATTGGTCGTACTTGGAGTACGCCCCGGTCACGAACGTCTCCTTGATGTCCTTCCACAGGAACAGGGTGTTCAGCACGGGGATGCCGCCTAGGAAGGGGGTGCCGGCGATGGTGTTTGGCGCCTTGCCCTGGGCCTGCAGCCCGATGCGCCACTCCTCCCGCTCGCGTGGGTCGATCGGCCCGTTGCCGATGATCAGTCCCATGGCGTCCAGAGTGGCGAACAGGCCCAGTAGCTGAGCCGAAACCGCCCACGCGGCCTTGGCTCTAGCCGCCTGCTCTGGCGTTGCGCTCTTGCCAAAGGCTGCCTGCACCGGAACGGTCAGCCAGTCGCTGGCGAGGCGGAAGTCCAGCAGCGTGCCCATAAACGGCGACTGCACATAAGGGAACGCCAGATCGAAGAACCAGTGCTTTCGGGCGCCCTGCATGGCGTTGAAAACGCCGCCGGTGATCGTGCCCTCCTCTGGGCGGTTCTGCATCCGCATCTCTTGCGAGAACCCTTCGGCGGCCATGGAGTTCGGCGTATCGAGCGTCGGGTAGCCGTAGGTCTCGCCGACCTTTTCGTTGAGGATGCGCTCGGCGATCTCCTGGTCCGTCACGTCGGCGCCTGGGGCGTTCTCGCGGCGGAAGCTCTTGATGTTTTCCTCTGTCGGCTCGAACTGATAGAAGGCCTTGTCCAGCTCGGACTGCACCCACTCATCACGGCTGCGCTGATCGAACAGGCCGAGTTGGGCGCCATCACGCCTGGCCCTGATCTCCAGGTCGTTCTTGATCTTGAACAGGTGGAAGAAGTAGCCGGCCGTGTTGTCGACGCCGGCCATCATGCGAAAGCCGGGCGTGAGCACCCTGGCGCCCATGCTCTCGAGCCACAGCCGCCAGGCGGCGTGCATCTTGTTGCGGAAGACGCCGACGTTCTCGGGGATCGACCAGACGCCGGAATCGCGGCCGGTGCGGAACGGCATGTCGAGCATCTGCTGCAGCTCGGCCTTGAGCTGCTGGTTGGTCGACATCTGGCGGCCATAGGTGTCGGCGTTGCCGCCAAACGGGGCGACGCCTCCCTTGAAGGCGCTGGTGAACAGCTCGCGCGCGGACGCGCGGGTTAGGTCGAGGCCGAACTTGACGCTGTTCCAGGCGACGCCAAAGCCTTCCTTGGTGGCCTCCCATTGCTCACGGGTCAGCTTGGTGCCGGCCGACGTCAGCAGGCCGACGTTCTCGTAGGCCTGGCGGTAGGGGCCCAGGAAGAACATCCCGATGTTGCTGCCCGCGTTCGTCTTGAACTGGGTCATTGCGTTCAGCAGCTGGCTGTCCTTGGCCAGCGCATTGCCGCGTCGCATCTGCAGGTTGAACCACTGCTTGTCACCCAGGCGGCTCTTGGGGTCGACGCCATCGAGCTGGGTGATGAGCTTGAGCTGCTCGATGGTTTCGGCCGCCCGCTCTGGGTTGACCTTGGCGTCATCCACGGCATCGACCACCCGGGCGAAGTGGTCGTCGCGCATCAGCTCCTCTGGCGTCATCGTCAGCGCGCCTTGGACTTCCGGTGCATCTGGCTCAAACAGGCGTCCGTCGGCTAGCTGGTCGGCCAGCTCGGTGTCCATGGCGCCCGGGCTGTCCACGGCACCACGGCGGGCGTAGAGGGCCTGGCCAGTACGGCGGCCGGCGAGGCTGTAGTGGCGCTCGGAGACCAGGGCCAGCTTCCATGCCTTGAACGCTGAACCCTTCAGGTCAGGCGGGACGTCACCGGCGCGGATGGCGGTGCTGATCTCGTCGAGCTTGTCGAGGTAGGCATCGCGGTAGCCCTCCTTGGCGACACGCAGGCGGATCATCCGCTCGGGGATGGCGTTGAACGCTGCGGCGTCGTTGGCCATCAGGGCCATGACGTTGTTCACGTCCAGGTTCAGATCGCGGTAGCTGTCGACCACCAGCTGAGCGATGCGCTCCTGACCGAGCTGCTCGGTGATGAAGGCGTAGTCCCGAGGGTTCAGGCGCCGGTTGGAGATGGTCAGCAGCTGGGCGAGCTTGGCGTAGTCCTCAGCGGTCTCGATGTCGTAATTGGCCAGCAGCTGCTTGAAGTTGATCGGCTGGTCGCCGCCAATATCGACGCGCGGCTTGGTCTCCAGCGCTGCCTCGATGTAGGCATTGAACTGATCGTTGTCGAGCAGTTCGGTCTGACGACGGAGCTCCTCGTTGAGTTGATTTTCGGGAACGCCGTCGAGATAGTCGCCGCCATCGGGCATTGGCGCCCGTGAGGCCCGCAAGCGAAGGCGGTTGCCGGCGTCCTCAATCGCTCGCTTTTCGGCAAGCAGTTGCTGTCTCTCTTGATAGAGCTCTTCGCAGCTAGACATCAGCAGCCTCCTTCGCGGTTGCGATTGTTCCAATCATCCAGGGCGGCTTCGACTTGCGCATACCTGCGGTCAACCTCGGCCTGAACTCTTTGAGCGATGTCAGGGCGAACATCGGCCAGGTAGCTGTCGACGTCGCCGGCAACGCGCAGTAAGTCGGCGTTGGGGAGTTTCCCCAGCACCTGCTCGGACCGCTCGCCGATCCCGCCCGCCCACGCGTCCTCAAATACGTCGATGAGCGTGGGGCTCTTCTTGCGCACCACCCTGACGGCGGCACCGACAACATTCAGCAGTTCGCCCATGTGGGAGAACAGGCGCTGCACAGTGCTGCCTTGACGCGCCTTAAAGCGGCGCAACGCCCACACGGCGAAGGACTCGGCCTGGATTTCACTAATGTCCATGCCAGGCTCGTAAGTGCCGCCACCCTTTTGAATTAGGTCGACCATTTCGGCCTTGGCCTCTGGAGTCCCCAATGCCTTCGCCTCAGCCGGATAGAGGAACTCCTGAAGGCGATGGAAGGCCTCGTGATAGGCGTCTCCAACCATTGATCGACCTCGTCTCTGCAGTGACCGCCCGCGTCCGAAGGTTTTCGAGAGCTGCAGCTCCAAAGAAAGAAAGATTGAGTCTTGAAGAGGTGAGGGATAGGTGTAAGGAACTCGGAGTCCGGCGGTCCGGCTATCGATGAACCTGGCGGCGTCTCCGTAAGGGCGCTCCCCGACGATCCGCGCTGTGACTGGATCCCAGGCTTTCGCTGCCTGATACGCCTCATCCGGGCCGAACTCGCGGCTGATCAGGATCTGATCCAGCACCTTCACCCGCTCGGGGCTGATGCCTGAAACGCGGATGCCTTCGCGCATTGCGGTCAGCAGCTCGTCGGTGGCGTTCTTGGCCAGACCCGCCGCTGAGCGCTCGCTGTAGGTGGCGAGCCAGCCATCGAGATCGCCCCTCTCGACAGCGGCTGCTCCTTCCATGGCACCGCTTTCAAGCCTGTTCAGCCAGGCATCGCGGAAGCGCTGCTCGCCTCCGAAGTCCCGCACCTCGGCCGCGAAGTCGACCAGGAACGCCTCGCGCTTTGTGAAGTCCTTGGGCTTCTTTGTCGCCATCAGCTGTTGCGCTGCAGATGCAGCCCAGCCGTCCGGCTTCTCGAATAGCCACTCGTCGACCAGGCGGCTGGGGATGCCGCTGCCTGGGGGGATAGCGGAGCTGGATCGGGCGGCGCGGAGGCCTGGCGACTCGACGCCATAGAACTGGCGGTAGGCCTGGGCGACGGCCTGCATGGCGGGCGTGTCGCTTACCCCTCTCGACGAGTCCTGCCTGGCGGCATCCATATCCAGGCCAGGGATTTTGTCGGGGTCGAGGATTGCGCCCTTGGCCTTCACCAGGGCTCTCGCTTGGTCAAGGGGCACTGGCTGGCCGAGCACCCCGGCCGTCCAGCTCTGCAGGCTTTGGGCGGCAGCCTCCACCCTGCCCTCGCCGGTGTTGGCCGTGATCTTGCGGCTGGCGCCAGCAGGGATCTCGACGGCCGTCGCCTCGACGCGGGCAGTCGCCTTGGCGGCAACGGGCGCAGCGCCGCCGAAGCCCTGCTCCGGCACCTGCAGGTTCATCGCCTTTTGCGGCGCGGCGGCTGAGCCGGTCTGCTGCGTGACGACGCCCTTGATCACATCGCGGACCTTGGCGCCGTGCGTGCGGATCGCGGTGATGTTGTAGCCCGCAGCCTCCAGTGCCTGGATCAGGCGTGTTTCGCCCTTCGACTTCTTGGCCTCGTCGCGCAGCATGTAAGCGGCACGATCCAGGTCGGACGCAAACTCGACCTTCGCCATGCCGTAGCGGGGAGCTGATTTGGCCAGGTCAGCCGGGAACGTGAACACCTCGGGCGGCGCAAGGTCTTGGCCGGTGAGTTCTTGCAGCCGCCTGCGCTGCTTTGCGGCGAGGTCGCGCAGCTGCTGCGCAAACTCGGGGTCGCGGGCCTCGGCGGCCGGCAGGCGGGACTGCTCGATCTGCCGGATGTTGCGTTCGAGCCGGTCAATCTCCTCGGCGCGGCGCTTGGCGGCGGCGCTCCCTGGCGGCGGCTCCTGGAAGTCGCTCACTACGCCCGCTGCCTTCTTCTCATCGAAGGTCTTGAGGTCGTAGCCCTCGGCGTCACGCGCGGCCTTCTCGGTCTCCTGGGCGATGACGTCATCCAGTTGGCGGTAGGCATCGCGGAGCTCCAGCTCGTCCGCCATCGCCTGCACCACGTCGTCGGTGATGGTGTTCTCGGCCAGGTCGCGCTGCACCTTCGTCAGGTCGACGCCTGAATCCATTGGCAGATCGGGGATCGGCGTCTCAGGCGGCCGCACCTCGCCGTTCTGGATGGCGCGCTGGATGGCCAGCATCTCCATCGCCTGGCGGTCATCAGGCAGTAGCTCGTCGAGCTGTTGCGGCGCCTGGGCCAGCAGATCCTCCTGGACCACGTCGGCCCGGGTGATGGCCTGCTCGCCCATCAGATCAGCGAGCTGGCCCACCAGGCGGTTCTTGATCTGCTTGGCGATCGCGCCTTTGTTCTCGCCGGCCGCCACGCGATTGCCGCCCTCATTGAGCAGGTCGCGGATCGGGCCGGTCTCCATCCAGGTGCGCTGGAAGTAGTCGATGGCGCGGGCATTGGCCTCGGCCACCTGCTGCGCACTGGCCTTGTCGATTCGGCTGCCCTTGGCCTCCAGTGCCGCCGAGTTGGCGTCCGCCATGGAGAACAGCCGCTTCTCCCGCTTCAGCAGGGTGGCCACCTCGTCGGCGAGGTCGGCGACCGCCACCATCTGCTTGTTGAAGGTTTGATCCCAGTCGGTGCCGGCCAGCAGGTCGGTCTGCTCGCCCGTCGCCTGGGCCTCGCCGGTCATCTGCTTGCTCAGCTCGAGCATCCCCTTCAGGCGGCCCTCGGTGGTGCCGGGGTTCTCGACCAGGTAGCGGTAGGCGCCGCGCATCGAGGCCTCATCAGCCCCGCTGCCGCCAATCAGCCGGCCCTGGCGCTCCTTGATCTGGCCGCTCTCGACCGCGCGCAGGATGTCCTCCGGCAGGCGGCTGAGCTGGAAGCCCGAAAGGCCGTTGCCGGAGTCGGGGGCCAGGGGGACGCCCAGCGCCTCCAGCTGGCCAGGCTCGCTGATGCCAGCTCCCTTGATGAACCAGGCCGCATCGACTGGCCGGCCGCCGCCGGTGGCGATATTGCTCAGCGCGCCGACGGTTTTTGCCTGCTCCGGCGACTCGGCAAAGATCTCCTTGATCGGCAGGGTCGGGATGTTCTTGGCCTGCGCCAGGGCGAAGCGGTTGTGGCCGTTGACCACATAGAACTCGCCGTCAGCCGGGTCTTGCCAGACCTCGACCGGCTGCTCCATGTCGGTGTTCCAGCGGTCGACGCCCTCGAGGGAGGAGCCCCGCTGCACGCCACGGGCGTCAGTGCCTTGCTTGAACTGGAAGCGGGCGGGGTCGATCTTGAGGTCGCCCGTTTTCATCATTTGCTGGCCGGGCACCATGCGGCTGGGGATGACGATCGAGCCGTCATCAGCCGCTGCCTGCAGCGTTTGCACCGCATCGGACGGGGTGAGCTCCTCCCACTCCTTGCCTGTGAGCGCTTGGGCTCTTGCGGCCAGGTCGGGGTTCACCTCGGGGTGGAGGACATTGATCAGCTGCTGCGGTTCACGCTTGCCCAGCTGCTGCCACTGCTGCGCGAAGGGCGTAATCGGATCGGCAAGGCTGTCGCTCGGTGCCGTGTTCAGCTCAGTGCTCAGCGCGGGGTCTGGTTCAAGCGGCTGGCGGGTGGCCATGCGCTGATCCAGCTCCTGCAGCACTGGCCCGCCACTGCGCACGGTGTCGAGCAGCTCGGCGTCAGAGGCGTTCTTGATCTGGCTGAGTGCGACGTCAGCCTCCGGCAGCTCGGGGTCGTAGTCGATTGCCCAGAAGTCGATGCCGGGATCAGCAGTTGGCAGTTCGCCTTCCGTGACGGCGCCGCCGGGCTCCATCACCTGGCTGGGGACCGCTGGCTCTGGTGCGGCCGCAGGCTCTGGCGTGCTGATTCCGTACTTCTCCTCCAGCGCGGCATTGGCCTCGCGCAGGCTTTGGCCTTGCACAGCCTCTGGAGTGAACGCTGTGGCGCCGGTGTCGGGGTCGCTCTGGACCAGGCCAGCGCCCTCGAGCTCCGCCCGGGGCCGCTCGACGGTCTGCTGCACCACGCTGCGGGCTTTCCGTGCCCGATTGATGCCCATGAACGCGCCGCCTAGGCCGACGCCGAACGCGACGTTGGGGATGAATGAGGCTGCGGCCGCATCAGGGAAAGCCATGCCTGGCTTGACCGGGTCGAGCTTGGTGCCAAGCACCGCATCGACCAGGCTTACAGCGCTGCCGCCGGTGGCGGTGTAATCCAACGGCGCGGTGACGGCCTCGCCTACCGCGGCATCAAACGCCAGGCGCGATGCAGCGCCCTGCCAGGACTGCGCCAGGGCTGGGTTCATGGCGTTGGCCAGGCTCTGCGCTGCTGGGCCCACAAAGCGGACGCCACTCAGCGCCTTCAGGCCAACGCCAACACCAACACCGCCGGCCACGCCAAGGGTCAGTGCGCTGCGAAGGTCATCGACGCCCTTCTCCTCGGGCGTCATCTGCGATGGAGGCGTTACCCCTGCCGAGCGGTAGACGTGATCGACCACCCGGTCGACGGCGCGGCCCGCTGGGCTGGTGGTGTAGTCGGTCTGCTTGCGGCCGCCGGCCCGCTGCTTCCATTCGATGCCAGCGCGAACGGCATTGGCGGTCGCCGCCGTGGCGCCAAGGCTGCCCTGTCTGAAGGCAATGCCGGCCGCCGTGCTGCGCATGGTGGTGCTGGCCGCGCGCTCAACGCTGCGCAGCGGGTCTGTCGCCAGCTGGTTGAGCTCGTAGCGAAGGTCGTTGCCGAGCTTGCCCAGCGAGAAGCCGCCAGACCCGACGCCCCAGAAGCTGTTGGCCTTTGTCTTGGGTTTCGGCTTGGGTTTCGCGCGAGGGGCTGGGGGGCGCTCAGGGACAACAGGCTGACCAAAGCCCAGTGAGCCCTTGGCAACAACTTTCCCGGTGCGGGGATCGGTGACGTACTCGATGGGCATGGATCAGCTCCCGCTGCGGTAGCGATTGAGGATGTCGGTCGTGTATTCCCGGATGGATGGATACCGGCGGCCGTTGGAATACTGCGGGCGGCCGTCGTCATAGAGGTCGCCACGCCCGCTGTACCAAATGGATGCAGCGCGGCGAATGGCGACGTCTGGCTTGTATCCAGCCTTGAGTTGTTGCTGGATGATTTCGCCCAGCTGGCCATTGGCAACAGCGAGCTGCGCTTCCTTGCTGGCGAGGAATTGCTTCGGCGTCAGCCGGCGGCCGTAGTGCTTCTGCGTCCAGGGCCCGACGTTTTCAGGCATCACCTGGCCAATGCCAAGCGCGCCGGAGACTGGGTTGACGGCCCCAAAGTTGCCGCCGCTTTCTTTGCCAAAGATCGCCTGGCGAAGGCGGTTGAGATTGACTGGGCCGGAAGCAGTAGCCATTGGCTGCCTCATTGCGGAAAAGCTCTGCATTGAGCCGGCGTAGGCAGGGGCCGTGCCGGTCAGCGCATCCAGAGCCCACATGCCGGCAGCCGCCAAGGGCGACTGCGAGCTGCGCTGCGCTGCGGCCACCTGCTGCGAGTAGCTCTGCGTTGCCCTGGCCTGCTGGCCGCTCCTCCCCAGTTGCGAGCGCTGCGCTGGCGTCAGCCGGATGTCGTTGGGGTAGAAGTCGGCCTGCTGCAGCAGGAACTGCTGCGGGCTGGTGCCGGCGGCCTTTGCCGCACGGGCCAGCGGTGCCGGCAGCGACTGGCCGCCGAGGGCCAGAGGGATTAGGCGAGCTGTCTCCGATGCGCTGAGCACGGCCTCGCCGCGCCAGTTCTGCAGTCGCTGCTCACGATTGGGAATGGTGTCCAGCTGGGCCACACCAAAGGTGGGCGCTCCCTGCGCACGGCGGCCTGGGGGAGGCTGGGGAGGCTCCGGGCGATCAGCGCCAGGGCGCGTGGTTCCGAACGGCACCGTGCTCGGCTGGCCGTTGGTGCCGGGGAACAGGGTCCTCCAAGTGGCCGGTGCGTTCTTTTGGAACCCGGTCAGGGTGAAATCGATCACCTGCTGCTGCTCGGCCGGGGTGAGGTCGCGGTTGAGCTCAGCCCGCTTCGCGTCGATCGCCCGGTAGATCGAGGTGCGGAACGCAGTGTTCTGCCGAGCTGCTGATGCCGCGGCATTGGCGTCGCCAGTAGCCATCAGCTCCTCGATGTTGCGCGCACCGCGAATCGCAGCCGTAACCGTGTCCGGGTAATTGGCCTCGAGATTTGCCTTCACCTGGCGCGCGATGGCGCCATTGATGAGGCTGTCCGGCATGTTCTGTTTTTGCGTTTCCTTCCGGCGGCGCACTTCGGCGTACTGAGCAGAGAACTGAGCGCGCTTGTCCGGCGCCACGTTCTGCAGCTCGAGCTGGAATAGCCGGTCGAACTGAGCCGGATCCCAATCGCTGCCATACGAGGCGTCGGCTTCCTGAAGAAAGGACGCACCGGCGTCGTCAGCAAAGCCGCGGTTGGTGACGTCTTCGGTGACGTTGGTTGTGCTCTGTTCGATCTTGAGCATTTCCGACAGCGGCAGCTGTCCCTGGTACTGCCCCCTGATCTGCTCGAGTCGAGCGGCTTTCTCTGGCCCATCCGGCAGACCGAGCGTTGCCCCGGCGACCTCGTCGGCATAGCGCTGGCCGACAACTTCCTGCTGCGCCTTGCGGGCGCGGTAGTTCATTTGGTCGGTCTTGTCGGTCGCCTCGAGGATCTCCAGCCCGTACATCTGCTGCGCCGTGGGCCGATAGCCGCTGGAGTCCGGCGGGCCCACCAAGATCGAGCCGATCACGGCGCGGGCCTCTCGGTCGATCACACCGGTCTGCGGATCCATCGCCATAGAGATGGCGTTTTTGATCGCCTTCTCTTTCATCTCCTGGCCCTTGCCAGGGATGCCGAAGCGCCGCGCCTCTTGATCGAGATAGCTGGTTTCGTTGGCAACGATCTGAGACAGCGGCACCCCGTCCGCCATGGCCTTCTTCACGCGGCCATAGACGGTGGCCGCTGCGATCCGGTGGACCGTCTCGTCCAGGTACTTGTTGTGGTCGTCGATCTGGTCCTGGGTGATCTTGTCCCACTCGTTGTTCATCCGCGGCAGGACGTAGTCCATGAACCCGGGGGTGAACTCGCTCAGCCCAAACTTCTGATTGACCTGGGCGATGGCGGCGGCCTTGACCGCATTGACCTTGGGGTCGGCGGGATCCATCAGTGCCAGATCGGCACGGCGCTGGTTGAACTCGCGCCGCATGATCATCGGCATCTCAACCGCAGCCAGCTTGCTCAGCTGGTTCTGGCGGCCAGCCGTGCGGAACGGGTTGGCCCGATCCATCAGCAGGCCGGCAACGGGATCCTGCCGGGCGACGTCACGGTTCTCGGCTGCGTACTCGTCCGCCGAAACCATCAGCTGACGGTTGGCAATCGTGTAGGCCTTCAGCGCTTCGTTCTGGCCCTGCTGGTATTCATTGGAGGCGTACAGCTGGACGCCATAGTTCATCAGCTTGGTGAGGTTCTGGCTGAATGGAGCCAGTGCTCGAGCCAGCTGCTCACCTTGGTCGTAACCCTGCACGTTCGGCGCGGCAGCGGTCTGCACCAGGCCGATCCGATCGCTGGAGAGGTTGATCTGCTGGGGCTGCGCAGGGCGAGCTGTTTCGATCAGCCCTGGCTGCACAAAGCTCGATACCGGGCGGGCTGCCGGCTGGATCTGCCCAAGAGGTAGTTGTTCGCGTGCCATTGCTGATTAGCCCCCGTATTGGCGGATGCCGTCGGTCAAGTTGCCGACCGCTGCGGCGCCGGCTTTGCCGCTTGATGTGAACTGCTGCAGGCCCTGCCACACACTCAGGCCGGTGTTGATGCCGCCCAGCACCGCGTTGCCCATGGTCAAGTTGGCGGCCGCCTGGCTCGGCCCTGCGCCCGTCATCGACGGCGGCTGCGGCATCACCAGCGTCGGCAGCGGCGCAAACGGCCGCACCGGGTCTTGATACGGGGCAGGGTCATAGAACTGCTGGCTGTTGTATCGGCTGACGTAGTTCGCCACGAGGCCGGCCTGCTCGCGCGTGTACTGGCGCTCCCGGAAGTTCTGGTTGATCTGCTTGAGCGCCTCGAAGTCACCCAGCTGACGCGCGTAGTCGTTCACCAGCCGATCGACGCTGGCGCCCTCCTGGCCACTGGCCACCACCTGCGACTGCGCCTTCATCGCCTGGTGGGCGTATTGGTAGGCAGCCACGGCGTCTTGAGAGGCCTGTTCCCGGATGCCCTCGCTCAGTGCCTGGCTCTGCAGGCTGAAGTCGGCCATGGCAGAGGTGCGCGTGCGGCGCACAACATCGGCCTGCTTGTAGGCCTTGACCAGCTCGTAGTTCCGCAGCTGGTTGACGTAGCTGAGGTTCTGGTTGTAGTTGACCGTCTCGGCCCAGTAGCGGTACTTGCTCTGGGTGTTTGCGATGCGGGCGTTGATCTTGGAGGACCAGCGGGCGTACTTGTCGCTGACCTTCTGAAACTTCAGCGCGTCTTTGTACTGCTGTCTGGCGGATGCGTTCTGAGCGCTGGCGCCAAAAAGACCCATGCCCATTTGGCCGAGCCCGAGGCCAAGGCCAATGGCGTCATCCCATCCAAATGCCATCAGTCCGCCTCCCTGCAGAAATAACGAAACAGCTGGGCGTAGGGCCCATGGGGTTGGGCCGGATGAACGGTGAAGCCCAGGAACCGCAGCCATGCCACCGATCGGGTGTTGGCCGCAAACACCCAGTTGTGAAGGAACCGCCAATCCGGCAGCAGCTCATTCACCCACTCCCGCCCCTTGCGGGCCAGTTGAACCTGGTGACTGCGCGTGGCCACCAGCTCGTCGGTGCCGAGCATCCAGATCTCTCCGGCGCCGGAGTCCGGGCAGACGCCACACAGCCCGACCAGATCGCCGTCATCACCCAGGATTCCGTGGCGCTCCGAGCTGCCGTTCCAGCTCTGCCACACCGCCTCCCTGGCCCCCAGGCCGTGACTGGCCCTTGCTTCGCGGCGGTCCTCGGCCCGCAATAGCGCGGCCAGGTGCTCGATGTCGTGATTGGCGGGTTCGGTGAATCTCATTGCATTGACTTGGCCTTGCCGGTGATCAGCCCGATCCACTCGCAAGTGCTGAACTTGCAAGGGAGGGCCGATGCGTTGTGGATCTCCACCACGCAGTTGTCGCCCTTGCTGAGAACCGGGATGGTGAACACCCCCTCGCGGTAGCGCTTGTCCTCTGTTGCGGCGTCGAAGTTCCAGGCGGGTTGACCCACCACGCTGTTGCGACTGCCAAGGATCACGCCGCTGTACTTGTAGACAGCAGTGCTGCGGCGCTCGGCCTTGACGTGCGCCTCGAAATAGCCCGTCTCGTGATACCTGAGCAGCGCTTTTCTGACCTGCGTGCGCAGGCTGTTGGCAGCAGTCTTGCCGCTGCCGATCTCGCGCATCGCCTTGAACCGCGTGAAGCGGTACTGGAAGTCGTAGACCTCGCCAAAAAAGATCGCCTTGGCGCTCCAGTTGCCACGCGCGGTGATTGTGCTGCCGCTGCTTGCTTCCCCGAGCAGCACGCCGCCATTGGCCGTCGAGAACGAGCTCCAAGCCTGCGTCTTGGATTTGATCGTGTAGGGCAGCGTCCACGTCGTAATGCCCGTCGTGGCGTTGTAGGTGCCCGCCGCAACGCGAATCGCTGTCGGAGTGTCCGTGGTGGTGGACACCCAGCGATCGAGCAGCAGTGGGGTGGGCTTAGTGGCGCTCTCTGCGGTTTGATCCGCAATCGGCATCTTCTCCAGCCAGACCTCTGCGCCGTACTGCACCAGCAGATAGAGCACCTCCTGGATGGCAAGCACCTGGAGCACCTTGTCGGCACCGCTCAGCTGCCAATGACTCCAGCTGTTCTGCAGGCGCTCGACGCCGTTGCCCGTGTTTCGCAGGAAGAACTTTTGCGCGTAGATCCGGTTGAGGTAGCCCGTTCTGTCGCTGATGGCGTACCAGCTGTTGCTGGTGTCATCGGCCGCGATGCGGAACACCCCGCTCGGCACATAGGCCGCTACCTGCTGGGTCAGCTCAACCGCATCGGCCGCGATCGAGGTGCCGCTGCCGCGGATGCTGAACTCCCGGAACTTGGTCCAGTCGCCGGCCACCTGGGCGAAGACAATGCCGTTGCCGATCTGCGTTGGCCGGCAGCGGGTGTCGATCTCGTACTGGGTCAGCGCGGTGATCTGCGCCGTGGCTGAGGTCAGCGTGGTGTCGTTGCTCGAGAGGCGGAACTGCGTCTGGTCCGAGAACAGGATCAGCTCGTCCTGGAACGGCACCGCGTAACGCAGCACGCTGACCCGTGTGCCGCTGGCCTTGATGTCGATCGGGTCGGTCGCCAGCGTTGTGGTGACGGTCTCCGGGAAGAACTCAAAAAACTCGCCGGGGCGGCTGAGCACCACGGCCTCGTCAGCCAGGATCCCCAGGCGGTTCTTAAAGACGAACAGATCCTGGATGCCCTTCCCGATGAAGCTGGGATCGGGGGCTGTCACATAGTCACCACAGGTGCGATCACCCCACTTCCGCAGCGTGACGCCAGTGGCGATGGTCGAGCCATCCATCGGCCCGAAATAGAAGGTGTTGTCCGGCTTGCGCACCAGGACGTGCGGCATCGTGCTCGGCTTGATGCGGTACTCGGCACCAGGGGCAACGGTTTCGTTCCAGGAGCCCTCGCCGAAAGCGCCCTGGCCGGAGCGCGGTTTGAACTCGACGTAGTAGCCATCCCAGGCATTGCCCGGGTCGCCGGTGATCTCGATCTGGTAGCCGACTGGCGCGATGGTCGGCAGCTCGGTGAACACCTGAACGCTGTTGGTGATCGCCGTGATGTCGGCATTGGCACGGGCATCCGTCGCCTTGATCGTCATGGCGCTGCTGCTCTTGAAGTGCAGCACCGATCCACTGCGCTCGATCGTGACGCCGCTCACGCCGGCCAGGCCGGTCTTGATGTTCTCGGCGATTTCAGCCGCGCTGATCTTGGTTTCGGTCAGCGTGCTGCCGACCACGATCACGGCCGCCGTGGCGGTGGTCACATCCACCGTCGTGCTGTTCAAGGTGACGGTGTATTTCTGGCCGTAGTTGGCGGCCTTCACCCAGACCAGCGCCTCATGGGTGGCGGGCCTGGCGGTCGCCGGGGCTAGCAGGGTGCTGTCCATGTCCGGCAGCGCCCGGGTGTTGGAGATGAAGGTGTAGTCGCCGATGGAGACGGCGCGGATGTCGCTCTTGGCGCTCACCACCGACGACAGGTAGGTGTACGCACCCGCCGCGGCGCTGACGGTGTACTCAGTGCCGGCCAGATCGAACACCCGGATGGCGGTCTTGCTGATCACCACCAAGTACTTCTCTGCGCTGTCTCGCAGCACGGAGTGGACGAACACGTCGCCCAAATCGGTGGTGCTGATCTTGGCTAGCGACTGCGTTGGCTCCCGCTTCCTCAGCCCTTCCGAAATTGACGAGTAGCCATTGATCTGCAGCTCGCCCTGGGTCGGGTCACGCTGCGCATCGGGCTGCTGGCTGATCCCCTGGAACAGGTTGGGGATCGTGTAGGAGAAGAGTTCAGCCAATGAGGTGCCCTCCTCCCGGTCCGCGCAGCAGGCCGTAGCCCGGGCTGTAAGTCGGGAAGGGGCGCAGGCCAGGGCCGCCGGTCAGCAGGTTGTAGTGGTCGTTCTCGGCCTCCATCCGCAGCAGCTCATTCAGCGCTGCCTGCTCGTCGATGGCCGTGTACTTGAACAGGGCGTCAGAGCTCAGGACGCGATCACTGAAGACACGAGCGGATCGAATCGTGATCCAGCGGTTGAAAGGCTCTGGGCAGTCATCCCACGGCAGCAGGAACACCACATCAGCCAGCACCTGAGTGATGTCAGAACCCAGAGTTGAGGTGCGCTTCTCGCGGTCGTAAACCTTCTGCCCACGCAGCTGAAAGCGCCCAGCCCACTGGTACGGATCGGGCGACCACCGCACCACGTTGGCCGGCACGATGATCGTGTTGGTGGTGACGTCCTTGCTGAAGGGGTAGCCGGATTCGGTGTTCCACGCCCACCCTCTGGATTGCCCTTCCTTGTGAAACTCGAGCAGGGTGCGCTCAGCGATTCGAGCCTCCGCAACCTGCTCGTTCTCGAGTGTTTCGACCGGCGCTTCGCCGATGTTCTCGAGCAGCACGTTGACGGCCTCGAGAAGGCTGGTCCGCCCTGGCGTCAGTGACTGGTTGGCGGTGCCCATTTTCTCTGCGGGGCCGTAGCCCTAACTGTACGAGCCGCACAAAAAAGGGGCCAGCCGTAGCCAGCCCCAACTCATTCCACTCGACTCGCGGGAGTCGGATAGAAGCCTAAGGCACCACGACCTTGTAGGCGGCCTCAGCGCGAAGCACGCCCATGCCGATGGCTTGGCGGGCCACCATCAGGGTTGCTTGCATCTGGACGTTCCAGTCGCCGTTGGTGATCTGCAGAGAGGGGCTCATCAGAGTCACCACGCCGGCGGCTTCCTTGTTGAAGATGAGGCCGCGGCACTTCGACAGATCCTGAGCGTAGTCAGTGTTCTTGTCGCCGGTGACGTTGGTGTAAGCCGCCTGGGTGACGTGGTTCGACATCAGGATGGGGATGCCGGCCACCTGCAGGGTCTTGCCGCTGGCGATGGTGCCGTTGCCGCCACTGCCGCCGTTGAAGTCCGCGTTGATCGCGCGCGAAGATTGCGTGATGTAGTAATACTCTTCGGGCGCAAACACGGCATACATGCCGTCAACGGGGACGTCCTTCTTATCGAAGTTCACCCGTGCAGCGAAGATCGCGTCGACCAGCTCGTCGCCCTTGGCTTGGTTGGTGGCAGCGGCGTAGCCAGCGGTGAGGGTCTTGCCCGCGCCGATGCGGCCAGCGTTGCCAGCCTTGCCCAGGGGCTCGGTGACATTGGAGGCGGCGGCGAACAGGATGCGAGCCACACGCTTGTCGTACTCGTAGGCCAGGGCCCGGCCGAGTTCGGTGGTGTAGATCTGGCGTACGTCGTAGTACGCCATCAGCTCGTCGATCTCTGCCACAGCAGCGTCGGCGATCATCAGGCCGTCGAGCTCAATGAGGCGCTCGTTCAGGTCGGAAGGGTTGTTGCCTTCACCGAGAATCGGAACGCCGGGCGAGTGGTATCTCGCTGCCATTTTCCCGGTGATTGGGAAGGCAACCGACTTCCCACCTTTGATGTTGCGCTCGCGGGTTTTGCCCTTGAAGACGGTGGTGCGCTCGAACGCATCGAGAACTTCGGCAGCGCCGAGCTTGAGAAATAGGGCACGGTCATCGCCCGTGCCTTTGATTTGACCAAGCCGCTGAAGCGCGGCATCGGGAGGGGTAGCCATGGTGTTTCAAAGAAGAAGTGATCGGCTGACTTCTTCCCCTCTGCACCGGGTTGTCTCCCTAGGGAGGCCCGTTCAGTTACGGGGGTGTAGAACTTGCCTCCCTTGAGAGTAACTAGAACACGTCGGAAGCGTCCAACATCCGAATCACCTGCGCGCGGTAGGCCTCGTCAACGTCGTACAGGCGCTGACGCTTGCCGTTGAGTTTGTTCATCGCCTCGAGAACTTGGGCTTTCGACTCGAATGTCTTGCCGGCCGATGGCGCGCGGCCGCTGCCCACCAGCTCCGGCTCCTTAAGGGTTGCCTGCTTGGGTGCGCTGCCCTGGGATGCCCGTGCCTGCATCGCTTTCAGCGCCCAGCGGATCGCCTCTTTGTTCCCAGCCGCGACCACTGCGTTGTATTCGTCGATCTCGTCCTGGGGGACGTTCTCTTTCACCCAGGCCGACAGCTGCTGGAACTGCTCCTCGCCGCCGACCAGGCCTTTGATCTCGGCCTGATCCTCAGCACTGAGTTCAACGGACCCAGGCGCGGATTCGTAGCCGCCTTCGAGGTAGCGCTCGACGATGGAGCGGGGGATGCCAACGCCCTCGAGCTTGGCCATGAACGACTCGACGTCCTGGCCTGCCTCAAAGGCGGCAGCCATTTCGTAGGGGTTGAACTCAGCTTCCTCAAACTTGCCGGCCAGAAACTCGCCGTACTCCTTGACGCCTTCCTCCCGGGTGTAAGCCTTGGGGGGTGAAGGCAAGGTCTCCGCGGGCTGGTCTTTGGGCTGGCCCAGTTTCCTTTCCAGCTCCTGATACGCCTTGGCCAGCTCCTCCTGGCTGTTGAACTTGCCGAGGATCTTCTCCGGCTCAGCCTGTTCAGCGTCCCGTTCTGCCAGGAACTCCTCGAGCAGGCTCTCCTGCCCGGGGGCGACCGGCGTTTCGTGGATGGCTTCAGCTGTGCTGAGGCTGTTGTCGACGGGTGCTTGGGTCATTGCGGTTCGGTGGGTTGGTCAGGGTTGGCCAGCTGCTGCTCGATGGCAGCGGCCTCGGCCTGTTTCTGCGGGTCGGCCATGGGTGACGCCATGGCCTGCTGAGCAAGCGCCATCTGCTGGGCCTGCTGCTGCTCGGCGGCGACTTCCTCGTCGGTCTTGATTAGGCCAACGGTGTCGACGCCCATGGAGGCGGCGAGTCGGCGGATCAACTCAGAGGGGTTGACCCGCATCGTCACCTCCTGCTGGCCAATGGCGTTGCCGAGCTCGGCGATGGTGCTGACAAAGCGCACCACCCGTTCGAGGTCATTGCTGCGGCCAACGGCAGCCAGGCCCACGCTGACCACTGGGCGCACCAGCTCCTTGGGCAGGGGCTGGAGCTTGCCTTGGCGGATCAGCAGATCCAGCTTGCGGGTGACGTAGGGGGTCTGGAACTCGGTGGTGAGGATCGAATAGATCGAGCCAAGGGAGTTCTCGATCTGCAGCGCCTGGAGGCGGACCTCTTCTGCGGTGGTGCGCTCGCTGTCGCGCACGTCGGCGAGCATGAACGCTTGGCTGAGGCGGGCCTCAACCCTGGCCAGGCCGGCCATGGCCACCTGCATGTCGCCGGCCTTCTGCACCTGCAGGGCCTGGACGTCATTGATGTCGCCGACAACAAAGGCGCCGTTGGCAGCATCCGCCAGGGCCTTGGCCTTGGTGACGCCATTGGGGCGCACCAGGAATCGGATCGCAGCGCTGGCCAGGGAGCCTTCGGCCACCGCCTGGCTTAGGGCTTCAGCCGTCTTGAGATCAGCCAGCGCGGCTGACTCGACGTAGCCCACCCCGTAGGGCTGGCCATCCACGCGGGACATGCGCAGTGGCATCCACGGGTTCGACTCGATCGGGGCCTCGCCCTCGCTGCCGGGGATCCGCTTGCCCTTGACCTCCTGATACCACTCGACCTTGCCCTTCTCCCAGTGAACGCAGGTGTAGACCTTGACCGTCTTGTCGTACTCGCCGATCTCGTCGTAGTCGTCCTTGGCCAGGCGGCCGACAACGTCGTCCTCGTCCTCCTCGAGCAGCGCCTTGATCTCGGGCGGGAGCGTGTTCATCGCCAGCTCCTCGCACGTCACCACCTCCAGGGGATTGCCCATGGGGTCGCGCGAGCAGACGTAGCGGTTCAGGTGATAAACCTTCAGCCCGTCTTTGCCGACGTAGAGCAGCACGTTGCCGCAGACGATCAGCCACAGCAGCGCCTCATGGAAGGCGACCCGATCGTTGGTGCCCTCGATCGAGCGGAGCACTTCCTGCTCCATCTTTGCCAGGGCCGAATCAAACTCTGACTTCTGGGAGGTTTCGATGCCCTGGCGGATCATCTCCATCTCGTTGAGCGTGAACCGAAAGAAGCTCTGCGTTGGAGGGAGAAGAGCCAAAAGCATCCGGCTCGCCAAATTGAGCACGCCCCGGGCGCCGATGCCATTCCACGGAAGGGGGAACACTTCTTTGTTCCCCTTGGTGGGCTCGTTGCTGGATGGCACGAGGTAGGGAAGGGTCAGCCGCGCAGCCTCCCGCCCCCGCTCGAGGTAGTAGTTCCGATCGGACTCGAGGGCCCGGTAACGCTGCGCTGCAGTGGCCATGATCAGACGGGGATGTTGAGGCCAGTGCCGGCCGTTGCGGTCTCAGTCGGCGAGATCGCCAACGAGGTGTTGAGGTTCTTGAGGCGACGGTTGATGGCCTGCGTCACCTGCGCGCCTTGCGCCGGAGCGCTGGTGGTCGTCATTACGGCGTAAGGCGTGGCCGACATCTGCTGCTGCTGTGTATTCGCAGCCGACATCTGGCTCATCAAGTCATTGATCATCCCCATGTAGAGGTCTTGGTTCGCCTGGTTCTGGGCGACTGACGCATTGATCGCGTCGATCATTGCCTGCGTGCCGGCATCAACCGAGTCAGACCACTGCTGAGTTTGATTTGATGCGGGTGCCTGCGTCGTATCGGTTGCTGTGGCAGGGTCTGCCGGCCCCTTGTTGACCGTCACCTTCGTAGAAGGCATAAAGCTGTAGGTCGGCAGAGTCGTGGTGGAGCTCTCCCCTTTCATTACGGGCGACCGCGTTGTCTGCGAGCCGGTAACAGCCCAGCCAGAGCCAGGCTTTGGGGCTGCGTCCATTGCCGTTGGCGTGTAGCTGATAACGCCCTTCTTGTTCTGGTCAATGTTGTAGGCCTCCTGCGCTCTATCCCCAATCGTTGCGTCGTTCTTGGCGGCGACGGTGAGGATCTTCGCGGTGGAAATGCCGGCGTTGTTGAGATTTTGAATCTCGGACCTGGTCAGTTTGTTGTTGCCCTGCAGGGCCTGCTTGATCTTTTTGTTGGCGTTCTTGGCCATCGGTCGTGCTCCTAGATGGTGAGGGTGCTGGAGGGGGTGCGGTCAATCCGCAGCGCCTGCCTGGTCTGCCCAGGCCTGTAGTTCTCGTCGCGGAACCGGCCGATCACCGGCCGATCAGCGCTGTCCTCTGGCGGGGGTGCGCCCTTCAGCAAGCTCTGCCGCATGGCGTCTTGCTGCAGCAGCTGCTGGTTGTCGGCCGCCATCTCCGACAGATCCTTGAGCTGCGTCAGCGTGTCCTGCAGCCCCTGGTTCGACTGGTTCAGGAGATCCTGCGCCAGGTTCAGCGTGTTGTCTGGGGCCAGCAGGTCTTTGACCTTGTCCCACATGAACTGGGTGTCGTTCTCAACCCGGTTGGCGCGGGGGTCTTTGTATTTGGTCTTGACCGCCTTGCGCTGCTGCCTGGCGTTGCCCAGCTTTTCTTTGTAGGCGGCCGGGCTCATCTGGTCCTTGCGCGCTTTCACCCGCTGGACCCGTTGCGTGGCCTGCTTGTATTGCTTGGTGCCCCGCAGTGGGTCAGTGATCCGGGCTGCCGGGACACTCCCGCCGCCGCCTCCAACGCACATCAGCCCACCTCCAGATCAACACCTTTCTCGAATTGCTCCTGCATTGCAGTGATCAGGAAGCGGACCACAGAGGCCTGGCCGGAGCGGAACCAGACCTCCTTTTCGGTCCACTGCAGATCAGGCGCACGATCCGGGAACTTCTGCGCCAATGCACTCACAAGGCGCTCAGAGATCGGAGGCAGCGCAACCACTACAGGCCTGCAGATGTAGTCAGGCTACCGGCGGGCTCCATAGCAGGGGAGTGCCGGTTTGCAAGTCATACTCACCAGGCCGAAGGATGCGAGCACACCTGGCTTGGGTGATCGCATAGTCCTCGCTGAGCTCCTTCTTGGCGTAGGCGGCAAGCACCGTCTGCCACATCTCCACCTCCGTAGAGCAACTGGCCAAGGCCCTCTCCGCTGTCACCGGGCCATAGCCAGGGCAGCCGGGGTAGTTATCAGTTGCATCGCCAGTCAGCACCTGGGCGTAGAAGGTGCGATCAGCCTCGAGCCTGCTGGCGTGAATGATCTCGCCATTGCGCAGGTGCAGGCCGGGGATGGTGAGCAGGTCTTTGTCGAGGGATGCGATCACGTCGCCGTCTTCGTAAAGCACGCCGAGCACGTCGTCGCCTTCGATGTCAGGTAGGCGCGCAACGTCCCAGCCGCGGGACTGCGCCGCCTTCTCGACCCACTCGATCAGCTGCTTGAAGCCGGCTGGCCTGCGGTACTTCCTGCGGTTGGCCTTGTACTGGGGCCACACGCCATAGCGAAAGGAGACGCGATCCCCGAAGACCAGGACGGGCTGGTGGTCGGGGGCGCCTTCGCGGATCTCGGCGATCAACTCCTGGAAGTTGGCCTGCGCATCGTGGTGGCGACACAGGTAGGTCCAGTCGCCGTCATCCCACTCGGCCTCCCATTCCGCCGCGGTGGCGCAGCGGAACAGGTAGACCTCGGCGTCGATCAGGAGCTTCACAGGCCAGCCTCCTGCATGTCCCGCTCAACCAGCTCTTTCAGTCGCTCCGAGTACAGCCCGGTGTAGGTGCCACAGGTGCGGCCGGAGCGCTGATACAGCCACTCGAGGTAGTCCTGGCGGCGCTGCTCAGCCTTGGGGTTTGTCATCAGTGGTTTCGCGGATGAGTCGATCGGCCACCTCATTGATGGCCAGGAAGCAGATGCGGGCTTGGCCCTCGTCAGGCGCCCAAGTGCGGATGCGTTGGCTGATCTCATGCACCACCGCCTTCATGCGCCGGCGGTCATCGATGCTGTATTCCCCCAGGCTCCAGTAGAGCTCGGTCAGTTCATTGAGCAGGGTCATTCGATTGCCTCGATAGTTGCGTCTGGCCAGCGGTTTTTGCAGTACATGACGGCCTTGGCCTTGGTCGGCGCTGGGATCACAACGCGCATGGCCGGCATGTTTGGCTGCTTGACGCGCAGCCGGTAGTCGTTGGTTCGCTCGTCAGCCTTGGGCCGGCTGATGCCGGGGCCGAGGTTCGGCTCAACCCACCCGGGCGGGATGTAGTTGGGGTTGAGTCCCATTACTCGTTCTCCATCTCGAGCATGTGTTCACAGCAGCGGATGTATCCCTCCCACCACATCTGGGCATAGGAGCGATCGACACACTCGGCGTGGTGACTGCGGGCGCGACTCAGAAGTCGAACGACGGCGGCTCGGGAGACATCGATTGGTTCTTCTCCTTGTCGGGTTGCCATGGCTGGATGTTGCGAGGGTCGTGGACATTGATGTGGCCGAACTTGCCGAGAAAAACCATCAAGCTGTTTTTGCGCCGAGAGACCACAGCCCCGCGCTTCCAGTTGCCCTGGTGGTAGGCCTTGATCTCGTCGCCGGGTTCGTAGTCATTGGTCCAGCTCATCCGTGGGTTTTGCGAAAGGCCTCCATATCCCTGAAGTCCATCTCCTGAAACTGCGGGTGCTGCGCCAGGAACTCAGGGCTGGGCAGGATCACGTCCCGCCCCTTTTTGTTGAACTGAAGCGTTGACCACTTGCCGGTCACGAGGCCCCGCTCGAGGATCGACTGCAGCTCGTGCCTGCTGAACAGTGGCTCCATCACTGCTCACGGGTCGCTTCCTCTTGCGCCCACCGCAGATAGTCCTGCCACTTCTTTTCGGTCAGAGGGCAGTCTTCTGTGATCGGCGGCAGCAGAGGCTGATCTGTGGTGGCGAACGGCAGGTAGGCCTCGCTGTTGTGCGCGTCAGGGGCGCTGATTAGCGAGCGGCGTCCGGTCGGCAGCATCGCGAGCTGACTGGCGGTAGGTCGGCAGAAGGGCGGGAGCTCTTCGCGGAAGCCCCAGCTCCTGTTCGCCATGCCGTTCTCTGTTCGATACAGCGGTGCCATCAGTTCTTTCCAGGTTGGGTAGCGCTTGAAGGTGTTGGGCTCGAGCCCCTGGATCCATTGCTCAGCGGCCCACATGAACTGCGGCTCGCTGATCTCCGGGAACTCAGAGGTGAAGCTGTGGAACTTGAGCCGGCAGATGTGCGGGCTCCATCGATCGGCCTCCTTGATGCGCAGCTGGGCCGCGATCATTTCGGCCACCGCCAGGAACGTCTCCGGCGTCAGGCTGTTTGACTTGGCCATTGCTCAAGGGCGGCGAGCATCGCCGGGTCTTTTGGCATCGGGCGGCCCTGGCCCGTAGGGGCCGTGAGCTCGTCCTTCATGTATTCGGGCTTGAGCGCTTGCCAGCCGTGCTCGACACCGGCCCTGGCCAGCAGCACCTGCTGCCAGTCGGGGAGCCTGGCGACACGGGCCACGCTCGAGAGCCAAGCCGCCTCGGTCCATGCGGCCCTGGAGCCGTGCTTGCTCTTGCGGCTGACGTTCCACCACTCGTAGAGCAGGGGCCTGGCCTCATCGCACACGGTCAGAAAGTCGCTCTTGTCGGCGTCGACCAGGTAGCGCTGGGCCTTGGTCGCAGCAGCCGGACGGTCCTGCTGCAGCTGAATCACCGGGGCCAGCGGCGCCGGCTGATCAGGCACCACTGCCACATAGGACTGGATGCCTGGATCCCACTGTTCAATGCGCTCGAGGGTGGCGAACTTGTTGCGGCACCGTTTGCCGTTGCAGATGCGGTGACGGCGAATCCCCTCTTTGACCCTGATCGTGTCGAGGATCCGGTTGCTGGTGCCGCCGCACTTGGGGCAATTCATGCCTCGCCCTCCGTGGGAGCCCAGGCGCCACACCAGCTCGACGGATAAACCGTTGGCCAGCGGGGGTGGTAGCGAGTGCTGTATTCAGGCGGCCGCTGACGGCACTGCAGCAGTGCCTTCCTCTCGTACTCAAACTGCCGCGCGTATCTGCAGTTGGCGCAGGACTGCTCCGCCATCGGCGGGAAGCGATTGGTCATTCCCAGATCACCTTGAGGTAAATCGATTGCTTGTCTTTGGGTGCCCGGGTGAAGCGCAGCGCCATCGCAGGCAGCACGCTCACCCGGTCGTCGGCCCACACCAGGCCGTTGCCGCTGTCGAGCACGGCGCCCGCAAGGTTGTCCAGGTCGCCCCTGGCCGGGCCGTTGAACGAGAGCACCAGGCAGCTCACCTGCTGCAGTGGCGGCTCGCACCACCACTCGGCCAGCAGAGCTCGCACGTTGGCCTTCCACTTCATGTAGGCCGGCGGCATGTAGGGCCGGCCGCCGCCTCTGGCGGAGCGCGGCCTGGCTTTCGACATCAGCGGGACATTCAGCTCGAAGTCGGCGGACTGCATCAGAAGGGGATCTCTTCCGATTCCGTGCCCCAGGCAGGCGGCGCATCTTGCTTGGCCGGGCTTTCGACTGGTGTGCGCTTTTCGTCGCCGGTCAGCGCGTAGCCCTTCTCGGGCTCGCCAAACACAGAGCCCACGTCCGGCGCGCTGAACTCGACCAGGTGCAGCACGCGCACAGCCTCGAGGTTGAGGCTCACGCCCTTGCCGCCCTCCGGGTTGGTCCAGCTCCACGCGGTGAACGCCACCTTCCCGGCGCTGCCGTTGCCGATCAGCACGTCTTGAGGCCAGGGCGTGCCCTTGGCGTCCTGCACTGCAGGGGGAGGCAGCTCCATGCCGCGCTTGGTCAGCACGTTGCGCTTGAAGCTGAACTGCCAGAGCGCGGTCTCGTCTCCGCTCTGATCCAGGAACGTCTTGTACGGCAGCCCGTTGGGACCGGGCCGGCTGTTGCTGCCGTGCGCCTCGATGAAAGCCTCCTTCAACGACTTCACAAAGGCCTGGGCCTCGGCGTCGTCCTTGCTCAGCAGCAGGTCAACCGACCACTGCTCCTTCTCGTTGTCTTTGCCTTTGTTCGCAATGCCAGGGCGCAGCACCTTGGCCCACATCAACTCCCCTTGCGGCGAAACCTTGATCTCCTTGGGCATTTGCTCTACGGGTCTGTAGTAGACGTGCGGAACGTAGTCGCCTACCTACTTGTCGTCAACCCGTAGGTGTCTCCTACGAGAGTCCTACGAGAAGCAGTAGGGGTTGGATCCCACCTGTCCTGGGCAGAGATCTCCGGTGTAAGGGGCGCGACGCATCTTGCGAACCTTTGCCGTGGAAGCGATCTCGGCTGCCATCAATTCCAGCCAGTCCACCTTGAACATCTCGCGCAGCTGCCGGTGCAGTTCGCCGTGCAACCACTCCGTTCGTTCGGGAACGACAGCAAAGCAGTCGTGGTTCGTAAGGATCTGTGCGCCGTGCGCAACGGCCGTGGAGACAACCGAGTGGCAGACCGCTGCGTCAAAGGAGTGGATGACGTTGGCGGTGATACCCCTGTTGGTGGCGCGTGCGCTGAGCTCCCCCGCCGGCCGGTCCTCGCGCCTGCTGCGCTGCCGAGGCAGGGAGGCCAGCGCCGTCCCGCTGCAGATGGTTCCCGACAGCTCCTCGCCCAGGCGCATGGGCCAGCCGGTGGGGCCCGTCCATTCGATCGGCTTCTTGCTGCTGACCACCCGCCGCGACAGCTCGCGCAGCCAGCCCTGCAATGCCAGGCGCGACCTCTTCTTGCAGCGCCTGGCGCATGACCTTGGCCATGTGCCGAACAGGTGCCAGCACGTCGCCCTGCAGGCGCCAAAGGTCGGCCTGCCCGTTGCGCTGCTCCACCGCAGCAATCAGCCCGTCGAGCAGGGTCTGATGCGTTGCTCCATATATAGAGGTCATCACCGGCCCCTTGGCCAGGGAGCGGTCGATGCCGAAGTCCAGCCAGAAGATGGCGTGCTTGGCGATGGTGCCGCCGGCCAGCTCCACCTCTTCGCGCAGCAGGCGCACCACCCGGTCGGCCACCGCCTGGTAGATGTCGCCCCGGGTGCTGCCGATCAGGTTGGTGTGTCGGGCCAGCCGCTTGTCCCGCAGCAGGGCCGCGGCGATCCCCACCCCGGAGCAGGTCTGGTCCAGCCGCACCGGGCAGCCGATCGGGGTGGTCGGATCAGCCAGCCACTGGCGCACAGCCCTGGCTGCCTGGAGCAACTGCCATGGGTCATCAGCGCCGCGCCATAGCTCGAGCCGCTCGAGGGGCTCCTCGGCGATGGCGGTCAGCAGCTCGAGGTTTTGCTTGCCCCAGTCCAGCCGATCTGCCCACTTCCTTTTGCCCAGCCCGTAGTGGCCTGCCGCTGCCATGAGCAGCCACTCGAACCCGCGCTCTCCGCATGGTTCGCCCTGCTCAAAACTGATCAGCGCTTTCTCGTGGTCGGGCCCTTGGTGGGTGGCATAGCGGTTGCTGCTGTAGATCCGCCCCCTGAAATCCAGCTCGTAGGCAAACCAGCTGGGCCGGCCGGCGACCGACTCGCACTGGCGTAGAGCCTCCTCAATGCGAACCCGAGCCGTCCGGTTGGCGTTCTCGTCCGACCACGCCTCGGCCCGCCGGCGCCGGTAGTCCACCCAGGCCTGCTTGCCGGCGTCCATCTCCGGCTCTGGCGGTGCCACCAGCGGGTCGCGCTGCACCGCGAACAGCCCGCGGATGTTGCCGTCCCATGCGGCGCGCTGCTGCTCGACCATCCAGGGGTCGACCACCATCGTCTGCCGTTGCAGCGCATTGATCGCAACCAGCTGCACCGAGAGGTCGGCCTTCTCGTAGGGGGCCAGATCCAGCGGCCGCCGCGCCACCACCAGGGCGGAGCTGTTGTCCAGGTGGCCGCCGCCATGCAGGCCTTTCCATGGCCTCGGCTCCACCAGCATTGGCAGCCGGCGTACAGGGATCGGCCGCGGCGGGTTGGCCTTGATCAGGGCCAGCACTTCTGGGGCAGGCTCCACCACCTGCCGGGTGCGGGTCTGCTGCACCACGCGCACCAGGCCGGTGTGCTCCACCACCAAATCCAGCAGCAGGCCGCCGACGTGAAAGCGATCCTGCGTGGCCCAGGCCTCCTGCCCCAGGTGCAGCAGTTCCATGGTCCATTTGCCCACCACTTCTTTGCGCCGGCCGCCGCTGCGCTTCTTCAGCACGCGCAATAGGTCGCGGTCTTTGGCCTGGATCTTCATCGCCCGCACTTCGTCCTCGATCTCGCGGCCAATGGCCAGGGCCAGCTCCCGGTAGGGGCGGCGCTGGCTGATGCGATCGATCACGGCGCCCAGGGCGATCGATGCGATGGGCCTGGGGCCCTTGTCCTTGAACACCAGCAGCGCGGGCAGGGCGCAGTAGTGCGGGCCGGCCGCGCATTGTTTCCGCAGGAGCCGGCCGAACAGCGCGTCGAGGGCGTCGCCTACCCGTTCTGCGTTTTGTTGGAACAGTTCTCGGCCGTATTCGGTGGCGCGCTCCCGGCCCGCATCCTGAAGATTCCGGCGGATGGTTTGAGCCCTGCTTTCAGACTCCCTGCGCTGAGCGCTTTCTCGTGCCAGTTCGTCCGAAACGGAACTGGTAGACAAACTGCGGGATACAGAAACCACCGCAAATTGGGCATTTTCTGCAATTTATCCACCACACCCCCGTAG